AGCGGCTGACATCGGCTACGGGTTTCCATGCGCCCCCCGAATCGACGTGCTGCCCCGCAGGTCAAGATCCATCTTCCCGGAAACCCGCTGGTAGCACAGGTACCGGGCGGTAACTCTTCGTGCTCCGTGGTCACGGCCCCCGGAGGGTCTGTCGCGGTCGACCCTGGAGGTCGTCATGGGTAAGCCCCGAGGTCCGGTCCCGGAAAGGTCCGACCGGCGCCGTCGCGCGAACAAGCCCGAAGTCGACATCGAGACCGCCCCGGGGGCTCCGCGCGTCACCGTGCCCGCTCCCTTGGTGGACTGGCACCCGATCGCGCTGGCCTGGTACGAGTCGCTCGCGATGTCCGGACAGTCGTTCTGGTACCAGCCGTCCGACTGGGCCGAAGCGGTGTTCCTCGCCGAGGTCATGTCCGAGGCGCTCAACTCCGGCTCGATCAACGGGCCGAAGCTGTCGGCGATCCTGTCCGGGTCGTCCCGGTTGATGACGACCGAGGGCGATCGCCGGCGGATGCGCATCGAGCTGGCCAAACCGGCTGAGGACGAGGACGAGAACGCGGCTGTGACGGCGCTCGATGACTACCGTTCTCGATTCGCCAACTAGCCGCCTGGTCACCCTCCCTGCGGGAATCCCGGACCTGACGCTCGGGTGGGAAGTCGTCCGCTGGGCCTCGAAGTACCTTCGCCAGCCCAACGGCCCGCGGGCGGGGTCGAGGTTCGAGTTCGTCGACTCCCAGATCCGGTTCCTGTTGTGGTGGTACGCCGTCGACGAGAACGGCGACTGGCTGTACTACCGCGCGGTGCGCCGGCTGGCGAAGGGGTCGGGCAAGAGCCCGTTCGCGGGGCTGCTCGCGCTGGCGGAGCTGACGGCCCCGGTCCGGCTGCATGACTTCGATCCGCGGGCGCCGGGTGGGTGCGTCGGCAAGTCGGTGTCGATGCCGCTGGTGCAGATCGCGGCGACCGCGGAGAGCCAGACCGAGAACACCATGCGCATGGTCCGCGCGTTCGCGCCGAAGAACTCCCGCCTGGTGGCGGACTTCGGCCTCGACCCGGGCAAGACGATGTACTTCAAGGCCCCCGAGGGCACCTTGCAGGTCATCACCTCGTCGTCGGCCGCGGCAGAAGGCGCCGAGGCCACGGCGATGATCGGTGACGAGACCGAGCACTGGACCCCCCGCAACGGCGGGGTCGAGTTCGAGGCGACGTTGTCGGACAACCTGGCGAAGTCCGGCTCCCGCATGGTCGAGACCTGCAACTCGTGGAAGCCGGGCATCGGGGCCGTCGCCGAGGCGTCTTGGGACGCATGGGTCGCCCAGGAGGAAGGGCGGACCAAGAACACGGCGAAGATCCTGTACGACGCTCGTGTCGCGCCGCCGGACACGGATCTCGCCGACGAGGAGTCGCTGGACAAGGGTCTGCGGCACGTCTACGGCGACTGCTGGTGGGCCGACCTCGGGGCCATCAAGACGCGCATCTGGCACCCGAAGGCCCGCGCGGACGACTCGAAGCGCAAGTACCTGAACTGGCCGACCTCGCCCGAGGACGCATGGATCACGCAACAGCAGGCCGAGGTTCTGGTCGACTCGACCAAGGTCGTCGCCCCCGGCGAGCAGATCGTGCTGTTCTTCGACGGATCGAAGTCCAGGGATGCCACCGGCATCCTCGGCTGTCGGCTTTCGGACGGCCACGTGTTCGTCGTCGACGCGTGGGAGCCGGACCCGGACGACGACGAGGACGAGGTCCCGGCGCACGCGGTGGACGCCGCGGTGCACCGGGCGTTCCGCACGTGGGACGTCCGCGGGTTCTTCGGCGATGTCCGGGAGTGGGAGTCGTTCGTCAAGGTCGACTGGCCCAGCGAGTTCGGCGAGGGCCTGGACATCTGGGCGGTGCCGGGCGGTAAGAGCCCCGAGGCCATCGCCTGGGACATGCGCACCCACACGTGGGACTTCACGCAGGCGGCCGAACTGACCTACGAGGAGATCGTCACCACCGCCAAGACCGGCGTGAAGGCGTTCACCATCGACGGTGACCCGCGGTTGATGCGCCATCTGGCGAACGCGCGCACGGCGCCGAACCGGTACGGCACCTCCATCGGCAAGGAGTCCAAGGACTCACCACTGAAGATCGACCTCGCCGTGTGCCTGATCGGTGTGCGAATGGTGCGCAGGTTGTGGATGTCCAGTCCCCATCGGAACAAGCAGAAGCAGCGGTCCGGCCGGGTCTGGTAGCCGCCGAGGAGGTATTCCGTGGCGCAGATGCGGCCCGAATCGGTGGTGGAACTGGTCAAGGACCAGTTGTGGCCGGGCTGGTCGAAGGAGCGGGACAAGCTCGACGAGATCGACAAGTGGGCCCGCTGGACCCAGGATCGGTCACGCCTGCCCCGCCTCACCACCCCCGAGTTGCGCTACCTGGAGGAGATCTCCCGGACCCCGTGGCTCGGCCTGGTGGTCACCACCGTGGCGCAGTGCATGTACGTCGACAACTACCGGTCCTCGGTGACGGAAGACCCCGACGATCCCCGTCGCGGTCCGTGGTGGACGTGGTCGCGCAACGGGTTCGACCGGCGCCAGATCGCCGTTCACCGCGCGGCCCTGACCTATGGCTACTCCTACGTCAAGGTGCTCCCCGGCGAGGATTTCCGGGGCGACCCGATGTCGGTCATGACCGGCGTGTCACCCCGCAAGCTGTGGGCCGTGTACCGCGACCCGGCGGTGGACGACTGGCCGCTGCTCGCGATGCACGTCGACCCGCAGCCGGGCGACAAGAACATGGTCCGGGTCTACGACGAGGAGTTCGAGTACTTCCTGTCGGTCGACTCCGAGGGTGACAAGGCCGAGTTCATCGAGACCCGTGTCCACGCCGCTGGGGTGCCCCCGATCGTGCGCTACACCAACCAGTTGGACTTGGACGGGCGCGCGGACGGCGAGGTGGAGCCGTACATCGGCCCGGCGCGGCGGATCAACAAGACGGCCTACGACAGGCTGCTCGCCCAGCACTACAACTCGTGGAAGGTCCGCACGGTCACCGGCATGGCGAAGCCGGACACCGATGAGGAGTCCGAACAGGCCCGCCTGCTCCTGCGTCAGCAGGATCTGCTGATCGCGGAGGACTCCGACACGAAGTTCGGGACGCTCGACGAAACACCCCTGGAGGGGTTTATCTCGTCGTGGCGCGCCGACGTCGAAGCGCTGGCAGCGGTGTCGCAGACCCCCGCCCACCAGTTGACCGGGCAGCTGGTCAACCTGTCGGCGGAGGCGCTGGCGGCTGCGCGGGCGGCGTTGACCCAGAAGGTGTTCGAGCGACAGAAGTCGTTCGGCGCCTCCCACGGGCAGACCCTGCGGCTCGCCGCGCACCTGGAGGGTGACGACGAGTACGCCACCGACGTCCTCGGGCGTGTGTCCTGGCAGGACATGGAGATCCGGTCCATGTCGCAGGCAGTGGACGCCCTCGGCAAGGCCGCGACCATGCTGGAGGTCCCCAAGCGCGCCCTGTGGGGCCGCATCCCCGGCGTCGAGCGGCCCGACGTGGACGACTGGGCACGGATGGCCGAAGAGGACGACCCGGCCGCGCGCCTGGCCGCCGAACTGGACCGGCAGGGCTCCTGATGGCCGTCACCGCCGCGGGGCGCGATCTGACCCGGCGGTTCCGGACCGAGCAGCTGGGCATCAGGGCACGGATGCTGCGAGCCCTGCTCAGGCTGTGGCCCCTGCTGGACGTGCGTCGACTGGACGCCACCGCCCCGGAGTGGCTGCGCCTGAACGTCCAGACGATCGCCGAACACCGTCGTGAATCTGCGTGGGCGGCGGCGGCCTACTACGAGCGCCTGCGAGCCGCCGAAGCTGCTTCAGTGCCTCCGTACCGGGCACGCTGGCTCGACTCGCAGGTCGACACGGTCGCCCACAACGCCATCCGCCAGTCGCTGATCGTCACCGGCCCGGTCGCCATCAAGAAGGCATCGGCGAAGCTCACCGTGATCACCGGGACAGACCCGGATGCCGTCGCGCAACGGGCACTGGACAAGATCCGCGCGACCGCACTCACCCAAGTAGAGGGCGCCGCCTCCCGACACGTCCTCGACGGCGGACGCGAGGTGCTCCGCGAGGAAGCAGCCCGCGACCCTGTCGCCCTCGGATTCGCCCGACGCAGCGATGGCGACCCGTGCTACTTCTGCGCGCTGATGATCTCCCGCGGGTTCGTCTACCGCAGCGAGACCGACGCCGGGCGATCGGCGAACACGAAGTTCGTCGGTGATGGGCTCTACAAGTTCCACGACCACTGTGCGTGCACCTTGGAGCCCTTGTTCAACCGGGACACGCCCCTGCCCGCCGACGCGGACAAGTACGACCGGATCTACCGCAAGGCCACCGCCGGACTGTCCGGCGAGAGAGCCATCGCCGCGTTCCGTGCCGCCTACGACGCGCAACGCCCCTGACCGTCCGCCCCGGAGGCGGCCGTACCACCTTCACCCAGCCCCTGGAGGGCTTCCATGAGTGACACCACCGACGCGCCCGAGGTCGAAGACCAGGAAGTGGACTCCCCGGAGGAGACCGAACGACCGGACGGCGCGCCCGAAGCGGACCAGTTCGACGAGGACCGCGCGAAGGCTGCGATCACCAAGAAGAACCAGGAGAACGCCAGCCTGCGCAAGCGACTCAAGGAACTCGAACCGCTGGCGGCCAAGGCCAAGGAGCTTCAGGACGCCAGCAAGACCGAGACCGAGAAGCTCACCGAGCGATTGACCGCGTCGGAGCAACGGGCGCAGGAGGCCGAACTCCGTGCACTGCGGCTCGAAGTCGCCGCGGACAAGGGGCTCACCCCCGCGCAGGCCCGACGACTCGTCGGTGCCAGCAAGGAAGAACTGGAAGCCGACGCGGACGACTTGCTCGCCACGTTCGGCGCGAAGGACAAGCCGACCGGCAAGGTCGCGAGCCGCCCCAGGGAGAAGCTCCGCGGCGGCGGCGACCCGGACGAGCCGGTCGAGGAGACCGACCCGAAGAAGCTCGCGGCCTCCATCCCGCGGCGCTGATCCACCCCCGCACGGCCCCACGGAAGGCCGCTGGCGGTCCATCTGACACCACTGGAGGTTTCCGTGGCCAACACTTTCCTGACCGCCACCAAGATTTCGCGCACCGGCCTCGGCCTGTTGCAGCGCGAGATCGTGCTGCCCGGTCTGGTCTGGACGAACGTCGGTGCCGACTTCGTCGGCGCGACCAACGCGACCGTGGACATCCGCGTCCCGGCCCGCACCCGCGCCCGCCGTCGCGCCCTGGGTGTGACGCGGCCGACCGCGTCGGAGGGCGAGGGCATCATCACGATGGACGAGCTGACCGAGACCTCGGTCCCGGTGCAGCTCACCGACGACGTGTACAACGCCATCCCCGTCACCGACGAGGACCTCACGCTCAAGATCGAGAACTTCGGTCAGCAGATCCTCCAGCCGCAGATGCTCGCGGTCGCGGAGGGCCTGGAGGAGATGGTCGCGGCGGAGATGCTCGGCGCCACCTACGCCACCACGCTCACCCTCGACACCACCGACCCGTACTACACGTTCGTCGACGGCCGGCAGGCCCTCAACGACGCGAACGTCCCGAAGACCGAGCGCGTCGCGGTGGTCGGGTCGGCGATCGAGGCCGTGCTGCTCAAGAGCAAGCACCTGTCGGAGGTCGACAAGTCCGGCTCGGACTCCGCCCTGCGGGACGCGGAGATCGGCCGCCTCGCCGGGTTCGGCGTGGTGCACGGCTCCAACGCGCTGCCCCCGAACGTCGGGTTCGTGTTCCACCGCACCGCCTACGTCCTGGCGATGCGCGCCCCGAACGTCCCCGACGGCGCGTCGAGCGGCTCCTCGCAGACCTACCAGGGCCTGGCGATGCGCTGGATCCGGGACTACGACTTCCGCAACCAGCAGGACCGGTCGCTGGTGAACGTCTACGCGGGTACCAACATCGTGGCGGACGGCAAGTCCAACGAGATCCAGACGGCGACCATCACCGGCACCCCCACCGGCGGCACGTTCACGCTGACCTACGCCGGGCAGACCACCAGCGCGATCGCCTACAACGCGACCGCGGCTACGGTCCGCACCGCTCTGGAGAACCTGTCCACGGTCGGCTACGGCAACGTGAACGTCACCGGCAGCGCCGGCGGCCCCTACACGGTGACGTTCACCGGTTCGCTGGCGGGCACCAACGTGGCGCAGATGACCGCGACGCCGTCTCTGACCGGTGGCACCTCGCCCACGGTCAACATCGCCACCTCCAGCGCGGGCGCCCAGACCACGTTCGTCCGCGCCGTCAAGATCGTCATGGCCTGACCGACGAGGAGGTGCCCGGACATGGAACCCGCGCTGGCAACCATCGCAGCCCTGGAGGCTCGCCTGCGTATCGCTCCGGGCACCCTCGCCGACACGGATCTGGCGAAGGCCGTGGCCGACCTTGAGGACGCGTCCAACCTGGTCCGGGCGGAGACGGGGAAGTCCTGGCTCGACGCCCAGAACAACCCGGTCGCGCCCGGCCCGGTGGAGACGGTCGTTCTCAGGGCGGCGTTGCGCTGCTACCGCAACCCGGACGAGTTCTCGTCGGAGACGGAAGACGGGTACACGTGGCGACGCGAACCCGACTCCGTCACCCCCTACCTCACCGACGCCGAGATCCGGCTGCTCGCGCGCTATGCCTCCGGATCGTCGGCACGGCTCTACACCCTGCCCACCACCCGCACCGGCCCGGAGGAGTGCTACTTCCTGCGTGACCAGTTCGGCGGGGACCTGATCCTCAACCACGACAGCAGCCACCTGGGGCCGTGGTGAGCATCCTCGACGAGGCCAACGCCACGATCCTCGTCTACCCACAGGTGCAGGGCACGGACACGGACGGCAACCCCGAGTGGAGGCCGGCCGAGGTCCCCGTCTCCGTCGAGGCGATGGTGTGGCCGGTCGCCACAGCCGACGCGGCGGTGCTGTCCCGGGAGACGGGCGAGGTGTACCGCGTCCGGCCCAAGCGGGGCGAGGACATCCCCGTGGGTCCTTGGGCGATCGTCGAATGGGACGGCCGCGAGTGGGACGTCCACGGCGAGGCGGTCCGTCACCGCCGTGGACGAGCCACGCAGCGCACCACCTTCACCATCCGTTCCCGCACCAAACGACCGGGGGACGGAGGTGACGACGGTGGCTGAGGTCTTCCGCAACGCCGCGGACATCGTCGCCCACTTGGAGGGCATGACCGCCGCGGTGGTCGAGGTCGGCGCCGCCCCGGTACTGCGGCGGGCCCGGGCCATCCTCGCCGAGCATGCCACCGGCGATGACGACCCGCACGAGGTCGTGCTCCGCCTCGGAACCCAGACCGACGCCTTCGTCGACCTCATCGGCCCCGCCCCCGCGGCAGTGGAAAAGGGCCGCGTCACCCAAGACGGCAAGGTCGTCGAAGGCTTGCACATCCTCAAGCGCGCCATCGGCGAGTAAAGGGGGCAGGCGTGGTCATCGCCCGTGCCCAACCGGTGGTGCTCCCGATTCTCCGCACGGCGCACCCCGGAGTCACGATCCACTCTCGGCTCGACCCCGAGGCGCTGTCGAAGCTCCCGTACGTCCACGTGCGGTTCGGGGAGAAGGCGATCCTCCATCCGCGGCTCAGACTTGCCGTTCCGCTCACCCTGTACTCGCTCGTCGACGGAGATGACGCGGAAGCGGACAACCTCGCCTCTGCCCTCTATCAAACCCTGTACGACGCGGTACGCCTGCAAACCACGGTGCCAGCAGGTCACCTGACGGGACTCGAAACCCGCGCGTGGCCCCGCGAATCACCGATTCCCGGCCAACCGTCCGGAGTGATCCGGTACGAGGCCGTCTACCTCGTGGGCATCCGACCGGCGTCGGTCACGCCCTGACCATCCACAACGGAGGGACATCATGGCGGAAAACGACGCCGCTGTTTACGACCTCGGCAACGCCTACATTTTGTTCAACGACGTCGGCGCACCCGACCCGACGGTCGCCGAGATCGAGGCGTTCGACCCGGTGACGTTCGCGGCCGAGCAGCAGACCGTCACCATCACCGGCACCCCCACCGGCGGCACGTTCACGCTGACCGCTTCGGCCGGGACGACCTCGCCGATCCCCTACAACGCCACGGCTACGCAGGTCGCGACCGCCCTGGTGGCACTCTCCGGTGTCGACGCCGCCGACGTGGTGGTCACCGGTGGTCCGCTGCCCGGAACCCCGGTCGTCATCACCTGGACCGGCAAGTTCCAGGGCGAGGCACAGACGCTGCTGACGGCCAACGCCACCGCTCTGACCGGTGGCACCACTCCGGCGGTCACGCCCACTCGGAACCGGGTCGCGGCCGGATGGGTCTCCGGCGGTCACACGTCCCTGGAGAACGACTTCTCCCCGTTCTACGAGGGCGGCGAGTCCACGACCCGCGGCACCCGGCAGAACGCGAACATGCGCACCCAGGTGGCCACCGCCACCGAAGGGCTGGACATCAGCCTCGTGCAGGTGGACAACTTCACCCTCTCCGCGTTCTACGGCGGCGGATCCGGGTCGGAGGCAGGGAAGTTCAACCTGCCCACCAGCTCCACGCCGATCGAGAAGTCCGTGCTGGTCGTCTACCTCGACGGCGAGCGGGTGGCGGCGGAGATGCACCCCAAGGCGTCGGTGTTCCGCAACGGGGCGATCCGCAACGCCAAGGGCGGCTGGTTGGAGTTCCCGGTCCGCATGACGTGGCTGACCCTGGCCGGTCGCGAACCGTCCTGGTACGGCGACCAGATCACCGACGACACCCCGTAGTCGTCGCATGAACACCGGGGGTCGGTGCCTCGCAGGCGCACCGACCCCCGGTCCATGTCCACCGCCTGCGCCCGAATCGGAAGTGCCTGCGATGACCGAAACCCCGTCTTTCAACGACCAGCTGGCCGTCGAGGCGCTTGGTCTCCCCGCCGGGATGCCGCCCTTGAAGCCGCTGGTCTCCCTCGACCGCCGCGACCGCGCCAACCTGCTGCGCGGCATGGCCACGATCCTGCCCCGCGCGGAAAGCCTGATGCCTGCCGCGCCACCCGACGACCCCGATGCCCCAGCCGCCACCGCCGGAAGGCCCGCCTGGGCCGCCTACGCCGGGAAGCTCGGGGTGACGGCCGCCAAGAGCCACAGCAAGAAGCAGATCCAGCAGGCCGTGGCGGAACACCGCTCCGCCTTCGTGTCCATGACCACCAGCGAACGTCTCACCTACGAGGCCGACATCCTGGAACTGGCCGCCGACATGGAAGACCTCCTCGTCGTCGTCGCCGAAGACCCGACACAGGCCCGCGCCTGGGCCAAGACGGTGTCCGCGATGGACGTGGTCAACGCGTTCTTCCAGTGGAACCGCGGTGCACAGCCGGGGGAAGCCTCGCGCTCGTCGAGCTGATCGACCGGCACGGCCGCGAGGTGGAGCGGGAGTTGGCCGACAAGGGCATCGACCTGCGAGACGTGTACCTACCCGGAGGCGGGCCGTCCCGACTCACCCCGCGGCGTGTGCTGGCGCTCGTCGAGCACCCGCGTGAAGGCAATCCGCTCTGGGCTGCCAAGGCAGCCGAGACGCCGCCCGCGACGGACGCCGAGCCGGGTCCGCCGTCATGGCACGGCTGGACGTTCGACAGGCACCTCCTCGCGGGGATCTTCGACGTGTTGCAGTTCGCGAACTACCAGCGCAACCACGGCAAGGGCCCGGCGCCCAAGCCGGTCATCCGCCCGACTACGGCAGCGCGACGCACCACCGGACGGGACTACATGCGGTCCGGCATGGGCAGAGCACGACGAGTGGCGGGGAGGTAGGCGGTGACCTCACCAGGTGGCGTCGAAGTCGGTCGGGTGTCGGTGCGGGCAGTCCCCGACGCGTCGAAGTTCCCCGCCGAGCTCAAGGCGGAGCTGGAGAAGACCGAGGCCAAGCTCCGCGTCGAGTTGCCGGTGTCGCTCGGACGTTCGGACATCGTCGCCGACGCACGCCGCCTCGCCGCCATGGCGGAGGCTGCCGCTCAGGTGCAGCTGGCGACGCTGCTCGACACGACGGGCGTCGAGCAGCAGGTCAAGGCGACCCGCGAACAGGTGAAGAGGTCCCCCGTCGAGTTGCCGGTCAAGCTCGGCGACCCGGTCGACGCGGCGTTCCAGGCTCGCGTCAAGGGTGACCTGCGCAAGCTCGCCGCCACGCTGGAACTCAACGTCCCGGCCGGCGTACAGGGCGAGGTGCTGCGGCGGCAGGTCGCGGCGCAGATCACCGCGGTCGAGAAGTCCCTCGCCGTCGAGGTGCCCACCAAGCCCGGCGATGCCGCCGAGTACCGGCGCCGGTTGCAGGACCAGCTGCGCTTGGTGGAACGCGCTGTCGAGTTCACCGTGCCGGTCGACGTCGACCTCGACGTGCCCGCGAAGGAGCAGGCGGAAGTTGTCACCAAGGTCGGCGCGACCAGGCAACTGCTCCAGCGCAACCCGATCCGGATCCCGCTGGACGTCGACACCGCGCCGCTCCGCGCGCTGGCCGGCCAGATCACATCCTTGGGCGGCACGCTCACCGGGCTGGGTGTGGGCGCGGTGGCCGGGCAGGCGACCGCGGGCGGGTTGGTGGCACTGGCGTCGGCGTTGGCTCAGACCGCCGCAGCGCTGGCCCTCATCCCCGCGGCCGGTGTCGCCGCGATCGCCGTGTCCAGCACCCTCAAGCTGGGTCTACACGGCGTCAACGAGGCGCTGACCGCCGAGACGCCCAAGGCGTACGCCGAGGCGTTGAAGAACATCAGCCCCGAGGCACGGAAGCTGGTCGGGGCGCTGCGGGAGATGGCCCCCGAGGCGCGCGCGTTCCGGGAGGCGATCCAGGACCGGCTGTTGACCGGCCTCGCCGACGACGCGGAGCGGATCGCCGACGTCTACCTCCCGACGCTGCGCCGCGGACTCGGCGGCATCGCCGACGAGATCAACGCCGGCGTCGTGGACCTGGGCAAGTTCGCGCGCGAGACCCGCAGCATCAGGGTGGTCCGCGACGCGCTCGACGACTCTGCGCGCGCGAGCGGGCTGCTGGCCGAAGCGATCCGCCCGGCAGCGAGCGGTGTGCGGGCCTTGGTCGACGTGGGTTCCGACTTCCTGCCCGGCCTGGCCGCTCAGGTGGCGGTGCTCGCCGAGCGATGGTCGGTCATGGTGGAGCGGTCCGCCGACGACGGCCGGCTCCGCGAGTGGATCTCGCAAGCGCTGGACAACATCGGCGACCTGGCCGGGATCGTCGGCAACATCGGCCGGATCTTCGGCGCCGCGTTCCGTGCCGGTGACGCCGAGGGTCGACAGCTGCTCGACACGGTCCGCGACATCACCAAGCAGATCGCGGACTTCGCCAACGGCGCCGAAGGACAGGAGGCCCTCGGGTCGTTCCTCGGCGCGGCCGGGGACCTCGCGGAGGCGCTGCTTCCGTTGCTCCGGTCGGTCGTGATGGTCATCGGCAACGATCTGGCGCCGCTGCTGTCCCGCGTCGGCGTGACGCTCGTGCCCGCTCTGGTGTCCGCGGTGGACGCGATCGGCTCGGCGCTGGGGTTGGCCGCGCCCGGTATCGAGAAGTTCGCTGCGGGTATCGCGTCGCTGATCACCGACCTGGCGGACAGCGGAGCGATCGACGCGGTCGGCAAGCTGGCCGGCGTCGTCGGTGGAGCGCTGGGCGACGCCCTGACCAGGATCGGCCCGCAACTGGCCGAGCTGGTCACGGCGGTGGCCGACGAGCTGTCCGGCGCACTGCCGGGCGTCGTGTCCGGTGTCGCGGGTGTGGCGGTCGCGCTCGGCGAGATGCTGACCGCGGGTGCGCCACTGATCGGGTTCCTCGGCAGGCTGCTGACCGACGTCGGATTGCCGGTGCTGCAACGGGTCGCCCAGAACCTGACCCCGATCATCCGGGACCTGGTGACGTGGCTGAGCGAGGGCTCGCTGTCGCAGAAGCTGCCGGAGATCGCCGACGGCATGGTCGCGTTCGTCGACGAACTGGCGCCGCTGGTCGACGGGCTGCTCGACACCGGCAAGGAGCTGGTCGACGCGCTCGTGCCGCACATGGACGACATCATCGGAAGCCTGAAGGGTCTGGCGCAGGCAGCCCTGCCGGTGGCCAAGGCCCTGGCGGCGATCGCGGGGGCGATCTCGTTCGTGTCGGAGAACATCGACGACATGACCGAGAAGGTCCCCGGGCTACAGGCGGCACTCGGCGACAAGGGCCTGTTCGGGACGCTGAGCTCGTTCACCACGCCGATCGGACCCCTCAAGGGCCTGTACGACTCGGTGTCGGGCCTCACGAAGATCATGCAGGGCGAGTTCCCGGACGCGGAACGGACCTTCGTGGACGGTCTGGGTCGGATCGGCGAGGGCAGCAGGGTCACGTTCGAGGAACTTCGGGCGCGCGGCACCGAAGGCATCCTCGGCCTTCTCGGGATCGTCCAAGAGAACGCGCCACTGCTCACCGATGTGTTCCTCACCAACCTGTTCACGATGCAGGACGGACAGCGCTCGATCTTCGGGCAGATGCTGGCCGACCTGACCGACCACTGGGGTCGGATGGACGCCGAGATCGCCGAACGCACGTTCGGCATCTCCGACAAGGTCGACTCCGCCTGGAAGCGCGTGGCGGAGTCCACCCGTCGTGAGTGGGAGGAGACCGAACGCCGCGTGGCGGAGGGCATCAACAACGCCGCCTCCGAAACGTCCAAGCTGCCGGGTCGGGTACGCGACTCGTTGGGCAACATCGCCGGCACCTTGTACCCGTCCGGGTCCTCGCTCATCGCGGGGTTCATTTCGGGCATGAAGGCGCAGGAGTACGCGGCGCGGCAGGCCGCGGAAGCGGTCATGAGGATCGTCGCCGGCGCGTTCCCCAGCTCCCCGGCCAAGTACGGGCCGTTCTCCGGAACAGGCTGGACGCCCTACCGCGGCGCGGCGCTCGTCGAAGGTTTCGCCGAGGGCATGACGTCGTCCATCGCCAGCGCGGTGCGTGCTGCCGAACAAGTCACCACCGCCGTCAGCGACAGGCTCCCGACGGCCGGCGGTTCGGGCACCGGACTTGGCGGTGGTGGCGTGAACCTCACGCAGTACATCTACCCGCAACCGGGCCAGTCCGAGGAGTCCATCGCGATGGCCAGCAGTCGAGGACTCGCCCAACTCGTGCGCACACGGTGAGGGGGTAGGGCGGTGGATGACGACCTGTGGACACTCGACGGGATCGCGTTCAACACCGGATCCCCGGATGGTGACGGTGTCGAGTGGCGGGTCGAGTCGGTGCGGGGCT